TGATATAAGACTATCCATGATTCGTTAGTAAATTCTTCCTCCTTAGCATCTGCTATGGTTTAGTATCTTTGTATTAGTTTCATATATGAATCTAATGTCTGAGAGTTCAATCCCATCGCTGACGGAGTATATAATAAATCTGTTAGTGTTTTAGATTGACCTTGAAGAGGTTTCAATATTAAACAACTTTGAATATCTTTAAGGAGTTTCAGAACTTGTCTATTTAATTGTTCGTAGAACAATTTAAGATAAGTTCGAACCCCTTTTGGATCCTCAGGTAAATTATTAGTGAACAATCTTATATCCCCTCTAACAGAGGCCATAAGTTGATCAACACTAATGCTTTTATCTAGAAGTTTAAAATCTCTAGATAGAAGTGCCGTCAATAAGTTACTCATTTCTAAAGGGAAAATCCCTTTAGTAAGTTGAGCAGCATATCTTTTCCATTGAGCATAGGTAGAATTACTTCTAACTAAGTTTAATAGATTAGACGACCCTATAAAACCTTTCCCAATCAATCTCTGAGTGAATTCAACTTTACGGGATAGATTAAAATCTGCCCCATAATAGTAAGAAACACCACTCGCGGATAAAGCCTCCTTAACAGAAATTGGAGATAAATTAACATCTCCTTTAATGTTTTGGGAAGCAAATTGGAAAAAACCATCTGTTGAAACAAATGATTTAGGGAAACCTATGGTTATACCATACTCATTACACACATCTGTGTAGCATTTAGCTACATTTTTGTCAGCGATGATAATATCATCCCCAAGCACGAGATAATCTAAGAAAAAAAATCCTTACCTGCTCTTTCAGCAGCTAAGAATACTAAGAAATGATGAACTACAGCTAAAGAAGCCCATGAGGACAGTGTCCCCATAGGTTGACCTCTAGTATAGTGAAGATCTCTTGAGTGTCTTAATTTATCAATTCCCTGATAGTCAAAGGCATAACCCCTAGAGGTTAAGACTTTAACCCAAGCTTCTGCGAACTCAGGAACTGTCCAGTGACCTATTAATTTCTCATACAATTGTATAGGAATTAGATCAGTGGCAGACTTAAGATCGTATGAAGCAATGAATGAATATCCTCTTTTACTAAACTCTTCAACTTTTCCAAGTTGATCAAAAGTAGCATCACAGGGATGTGATGATAACAAT